GTTTATATGATATACTTTATAAGGAGGATTAATGTCTTACACCTTAACAAATGAAGAAAAGGTTGGCATCATAGAGCAGCATCTAAAAACTTTAGAATATAATAAATATAATCTAAGAGTAACGATGCTTACCTTGAGCGCTGACCCAAATAGTAAGGCTCAAAATATAAAAGATCTTGAAAGACAAATTGAAACAATTACACAAAAACAAGATGTTTTATTTAAAGAATTAGATAGTTTGAATGGAGAAGATAATGGATAAAGCAGAACTAGTTATAACAGCCCTACAGCAAAGAATTGGAGAACTTGTTTCTAATTATGAGACACAAGTTGCTGTTCTTCGTGCTGAAGTGACACAATTAATTAATGCAAATAAAGAAAAAGAAGAGGCAATTAACGAATATTCTAAAAGTTTAGAAGAAAAGTAAATAAGGTGCTAACTAGTGATTAAGTGTAAGCGCTGTACTGGCAGGGTATTTATTGATAGACAATATACCACTATAGTGCATATAGAAACATTCTGCATAATGTGTGGATATAGAGAGTTTTTTCATCCGCCAACTGAAAGTAAGGAAGGCAAATGGCTTCTACTAAAGGAAAAATCAAGAGCCAAGAATACAATAACGAGCCTGTAGTAAAAGCAAAAATCAAGGTTTGGTTTGTTAATGGTGATCTTGTACGCATACATCACAGATCACGCTCTACTGGCATGATTACTTTTTATAATATTAATAAAGATAGGCTAGAGACTTGTCTATTATCTGACTTTAAAAAAAACAGAGAAAAGGCATATACTGTAGCAGAAACTGCAGTGCTTGTCAATAGGCATAGAAAGTATATACCAACACTAATTAAACAAGGAAAAATTCCTCCACCAGTTGGATCAAGACTTAACGGAGAAAGAGGTTGGCAGGTTAGATCTTATTATTCAGAATCGCAGGTAAGAGAGATCCGTGCTATACTTGCAAGCATACATCATGGGCAACCAAGAAAAGATAAATTAATAACGAATAATATGACTCCTACTAGCCAAGAGTTGACACGGCGAATGGGGGACGGTATACTTACATATACAAGAACTGAAGATGGACGGTATATACCAGTCTGGTCAGAAGTTATTTAACAGAAGAGGTGGGGAATGGAAAACGATTCAACTAAGGTAAATGTCACACTAGGATATACATTAAATCTAGGTAACTTTCAATCACTAAGACTTGATCTTGGGGTGGTTGATAGCAAGCGTGATGGAGAGACAACAGATCAGGCATTTGAGCGTGTCTATAAGTTTGTTGAAGATAAGTTAGCAGCAAAAATTAATGAGGCTAAGTCAGAACTTGACGAATAATGGCTGAGCGCAAAGACCGAATGGCTTTGCTCAGTAGATTTAATAAATTATATCTTCAAAGATATGAGCAAAAGTCAAACATGAACCTTAATGTTGAGCAGTGGTCTGCTGATGCACTGATTGAATCCTATGGAATTTCACAGTGCTATGACATACTAGAATATTATTTTTCAATTGCTCAAGATCCTACATGGAATTATTTTGCATATAATACAGAAAAAATTATTAATGGTAAACTTGAAGTAGAACAAGATTACAAGGAGCGCAAAGAGCGCAGAGCATTGGCAAGGGAGTGGCTAAGTGAATAATACGGAAGCAAAAGTAATTTCTGCAGTACTTGAAGACAAGCAGATCCATGTATTATTGCAAGCCAATATTGAAACACTTCTCAGAACTCATAATGATATATGGAACTTCATCAGGCTATATTCAGAAAATAACCAATGTCTTCCACCAGCAGATTTAGTTAGAGAAAAGTTTAGAGACTTTGAACCCATTCCTGGCATTGGGTCAACTAAGCATCATCTAGAAGAATTGCAAACAGAGTATCTAAATGATAGCCTTAAGGATATTCTTCGTAATGCAGCAGGTGAAGTTCAAGGTGGTAATGGTGTAGCAGCGCTTGAACAATTAATTACAAAAACATCTGAACTAAAGAAGAATACGGCTGCAATTCGTGATATTGATGCCACAGACTTAGAAGATGCTATTGCTTATTTTGAACAAGTTAAAAAACAAAATGAATTAGGTGCTGTTGGCATCAAGACAGGTCTTCCTGGCTTTGATAATTATTTACCAGCAGGAATTATGCCAGGACAACTAGGAGTCTTTCTAGCCTATCCAGGTATTGGAAAATCTTGGATGGCACTATACTTTGCTGTCCAGGCTTGGAAGCAGGGTAAGTCTCCCATGATCATCTCTCTTGAAATGTCTGAGACAGAAGTTCGTAACCGTGTATTTGCCATTATGGGTGAAGGGCTTTGGTCTCACCGTAAACTAAGTAGTGGTGATGTAGAACTTGATATGCTGCGTAAGTGGCATGCTAACAAGGTACAGGGTCGCCCAGAGTTCCATATTATCTCTAATGATTCTGGTGGTGAGGTAACCCCATCTGTTATTAGAGGTAAGATTGATCAGTACAAGCCAGACTTTGTTGTGGTAGATTACCTTCAATTGATGAGCCCAAATCAAAGGGCGGATAATGAAACGGTAAAGATGAAGAATCTTTCTCGTGAACTTAAACTAATGTCTATCAGTGAAGAAGTACCTATTATTGCTATCTCATCTGCTACTCCAGATGATGTAAAAGATTTAAGTACACCTCCAACACTTGGACAAACCGCATGGTCAAGACAGATCTCATATGATGCTGACTGGCTACTTGCTTTGGGTCGTGGAACAAATAGTGATATTATTGAATGTGTATTTAGAAAGAACCGTAATGGATTTATGGGTGATTTTTTAGTTCAAGTTGATTTTGATAAGGGATATTATCGTTATAAGGATTTTGAAGATGGCAAGTAATATATATAGTGAAGAACAGATTCGTCGTGTACTTAATGGTGCTGGCATAGAGATTGAGGCAGAGTTTGGCAATAACTTTATAGTTTTTTGTCCATATCATAATAATACAAGAACTCCAGCAGGTGAAGTCTCCAATGAGAGCGGTTTATTCTTTTGCTTTGGTTGCCAAACCACTAAAGGTTTGGAAGAATTTATTATGCATATGACTGGTCGTACATATTTTGAGACTGTAAGATATATTAAAAGTAAAGAGACTGAAACAGATATTGAAAAAGTAGTTAATAAAACTATGTATGCAGCACCAGATTTTGTGCAGTATGATGAAGTATTAATTAAAAGATTAAACAATCAAGCAATAAACTCACCTAGAGCAATGAGTTATTTTGAAGGAAGAAGAATTACTCGTGAGTCTGTTATAAAGTTTAACCTTGGTTTTTCTGAAAAGCAAGATTCAGTGACAATACCTATGCAGTCACCAGATGGAATGACGATTGGCTTTGTTGCTAGAACAATTGAAGGTAAAGATTTTAAAAATACACCAGGTCTACCAAAAGGAAAGATCCTTTTTAATTTGCACAGAGTGAAAAGTTCTAGTACAGTATATGTAGTAGAATCATCTTTTGATGCTATACGATTAGACCAAGTAGGTTTCCCAGCAGTTGCAACACTGGGTGCTAATGTATCTATCTCTCAAGTTAGATTGTTAGAAAAGTACTTTCCAAACATTGTACTTGTTGCAGATAATGATGAGGCTGGCAGCATAATGAAAGATAAGTTAATTGAAAAACTTGGTTCTGCTGTTAGTGTTATTCAATTAGATAAAAAATATAAAGACATTGGTGATATGGATGATGATGCAATCAGAAACATTGAGTTTCAGTTTGACAAATCTATATCATCTATGCTAAACTAATATAAACAACACGAAGGAGATAATATGAGCGTAGTAAAGGGATTAAAAGCAATCAACGCCCTGCTCGACAAGCCAAAGTATGACGAAAACTCACCAAAGGTTAAGTGGCTAAAACTTGCCGATGGTCAATCAGTAAAAATCCGTTTCATTGAAGAACTCGATGAAGACTCTGCAAACTACAATGAATCTCGTGGTCTTGCTCTAGTCGTTAAGGAACATACAAATCCAAAAGACTATAAGCGTAAGGCTGTAGATACTATGGAGTCAGAAGGTCGTGACTGGGCCGAAGAAATGCATCGCAAGGATCCAAAGGCAGGCTGGAGAGCCCGTCTACGATTCTACTGCAATGTACTTGTTGATGATGGAATTGAAGCACCTTATGTAGCAATTTGGTCAATGGGTATCAGCAAGCAATCATCTTTTAATACAATTCGTGAGTATGCACTTGAAACAGGAAGCATCTCAAACGTACAGTGGAAACTAAAGCGTAATGGTCAGGGTACTGAAACCAATTACACACTTATCCCATCTGCACCAGACAAGGAACCATTTGACTGGTCTAATGTTCAACCATACCCATTGGAACTTGCACTTAAGAAGATTCCATATGCGGAACAAGAAGCCTTCTATCTAGGCTTTGATGGTCCAACAACAACTTCTGCTACCAACACAGATTGGTAACATGAACTACGCAGGCTTACACGTACACACACACTATTCATTATTTGATGGTGTTGCTACTCCAGAAGAATATATTGACCGAGCAGTTGAACTTGGTATGCCAGCATTGGCTATCACAGATCACGGAACCTTATCTGGGCATCGGGAACTGTACCGAATTGCAAAAGCAAAAGGTGTAAAGCCTATTCTTGGCGTAGAAGGATATTTTTGTGCTGATAGATTTGATAAGAGGGCAAAGGCAGAACGCACTGAGCCAACTGATATGGTCTATAATCACATTATCCTTCTCGCTAAGAATCAACTTGGTTTAGAAAATCTTAATAAGATTAATGAGATTGCTTGGACTGAGGGTTACTTTAATAAACCAAGGTTTGACTTTGAAGTATTAGAAAAATATAGCGAGGGCATCATAGTTCTATCTGGATGCCTTAGTGGTATTATTGCAAAGGCTATTGAGCACGGAGAATATGCACAAGCCAAGAAGCATATAGAATGGTTTAAACGAGTCTTTAAAGATGATTTCTATATGGAATTAATGCCACATAATGGTGCAGAAGTTAATAAGCAGTTGTCTGAACTTGCTGATGAATTTAATGTTCAAGTTGTTGTTACTCCAGACTGCCATCATGTCGATACATCACAAAAAGAAATTCAGGAATTTAAACTTCTGATGAACTCTCATGCAAAGATAGAAAAGGGTGCCACCTACGATAAATCTGCCAAGCATGATGACATGATGAAGCGACTAGATTATCTTTATGGTGCTGATAGGCAAATGTCTTTTAATAAATTTGATATCCATCTTCTATCATACGATGAGATGAAGTCTGCTATGGAATCGCAGGGTATTGTTAGAGAAGATATGTATATTAACTCTATCTCTATTGCAGACAAGGTAGAAGACTACAATATTAATGATGGATTAAACCTTCTACCAGTACAATATAAAAACCCAGATAAAGAACTAAAGTCTTTGTCTTTAGAAGGTTTGAAGGCTCGTGGATTAGATACAGATCAAAGATATTTGGATAGACTTGATGAAGAATTAGAAATCATTAAGTCCAAGTCTTTTGGACCCTACTTCCTAGTTGTTCAAAGCATGATTGCTTGGGCAAAGAAGGAAGGCATCATGGTTGGTCCTGGTCGTGGATCTGCAGCAGGATCATTAGTTTGTTATGCATTAGGCATTACAGATATTGATCCAATTAAATATGGTCTATTGTTCTTCCGTTTTATTAATCCAGAGCGTAATGATTTTCCAGATATTGATACAGATATTCAAGATTCACGCCGTGAAGAAGTTAAAGATTATCTAGTTAGACAGTATCGACATGTTGCCTCTATTGCTACATTCTTACAGTTTAAAGATAAAGGTGTAGTCCGAGATGTTGCTAGAGTTCTCAATATCCCCCTTACAGATGTTAACAAGGTTTTAAAACTTGTTGATACTTGGGATGAATACTGCACATCAAAAACAACTGCTTGGTTCCGTGAAAAGTATCCAGAAGTAGAAGTCTATGGTGATAAACTTCGTGGTCGAATTAGGGGTACAGGAATTCATGCTGCAGGTGTTGTAACATCAAAAGAACCAATCTTTAGACATGCTCCAATGGAAACACGATCTGCAACTGGAAGCACAGACAGAATTCCTGTTGTTGGTGTTGACATGGAAGAAGCAGAAAGAATTGGATTAATTAAGATTGATGCACTTGGTCTTAAGACACTTAGTGTTATCAAAGATACATTAGAAATGATTAAAGAAAATCATTTTAAAGATATTAATCTTTTGGAGATTGATCTTGACGATTCTAATGTATACGAAATGTTATCAAGTGGATTTACTAAAGGTGTGTTTCAATGTGAAGCAACTCCATACACAAATCTTTTGATTAAAATGGGTGTAAAGAATCTTGATGAATTGGCTGCGTCAAATGCTTTGGTGCGACCAGGAGCCATGAATACAATTGGTAAAGACTATATTGCTCGTAAGCATGGCAAGCAGAATGTTTCATACATTCACCAGATCATGAAAGAGTTTACGGGAGACACATATGGTTGCGTTCTTTACCAGGAACAAGTTATGCAAGCATGCGTACACTTGGGCGGTATGTCCATGTCGGAAGCAGATAAAGTTAGAAAGATCATTGGAAAGAAAAAAGATGCTAAAGAATTTGATGCATTCAAAGATAGGTTCATTAGTGGTGCTTCTAAGTTTATTGCCCCTAATGATGCTTTGGATCTTTGGCAAGACTTTGAAGCGCATGCTGGGTATTCGTTCAACAAGTCACATGCCGTTGCCTACTCTACTGTCTCGTATTGGACAGCGTGGCTCAAGTACTACTACCCATTAGAGTTTATGTACTCACTATTAAAAAATGAAAAGGATAAAGATGGGCGAACTGATTATCTTATTGAGGCAAAAAGAATGGGCATTTCTATCAAATTACCTCACATTAATGATTCGGATAAAGATTTTAAAATTGAGGGTAAAGGTATTCGGTTTGGGCTCAGTGCGATTAAATACATATCTGACACAATTGCAGAAAGATATATTGCAGCAAGACCATTCCGTTCATACAAAGAACTTGAAGAATTCACCTTTACCAAAGGTAACGGAGTAAATTCTCGTGCACTACAAGCACTGAGAGCAATTGGTGCAGCAACATTTCCTGATAACCCAAGAAATGATAATGAGATTAAAGAAAATCTTTATGATTACTTAAACTTACCAGAGTTTAATATTACAATACCATCTCATTATTATGCATTTATTAATGATGTAGAAGACTTTGAAGAGAAGGGCTCTTTTATATTGATGGGAATGGTTAAAGCAATTAAGAGAGGAACTGGGTGGTCAAGAGTTGAGATTTTGGATAAAACTGGCAGCGTTGGTATCTTTGATGAGGAGGCCACTACTATTGAGACAGGTCGCACTTATCTTATTCTTGCAAATGATAATAGGATCGTATCTACAATTCCTGTTGATGAAATAAAAAATTCTAACAATGCACTCGTAAAGTTCTTAAGTTATAAGCAGTTACCATTTAAGGAAGAAGAAATGTTTGTTGTATCTTTTAAACCTAGAATGACTAAGGCTGGCAAGAAGATGGCATCGTTAACACTTGCAGATACAAGTAGAGACTTGCACTCGATTACAGTATTCCCTACTGCATTTTCAAAAGCATACATGCATATTGAAGAAGGTAAGGCGTATAAATTTACTTTTGGTAAAACAAAAGATGGCACAGTAACATTGGAGGATGTACATGTTTAATAGTTTAGATAGTTTAGCAGTTGATTTGCATAAAACGGCAGTAGAAAAAGGATTTTGGCCTGAAGATATTGATGATATCTTTATTACAAAACAACTAATGATGATAGTGTCTGAAGTTGTTGAAGTAATGGAAGCAGTCCGTAAAGATAAGGGAGAGCAAGAAATTGCTAAAGAGTTTGCAGATATAATTATTCGCACACTTGATCTGTATGTTGGTATGGTTGATGCAGGGTATACTAGAGAGTCTCTTGATTATACTTTAATGCAAAAGGCCAAGTTTAATGAAACCAGACCAGAGAAACATGGGGTAAGATTTTAATGCCAAAGCAATGCACATGTGGTAATACAAAAAATGAACTAGGAAATTGTGACGGATCACATAAGAATAAGGATAAAGAATGACAATAACAATGGAAGATGTACTAGCACAACTTAATCCAAAGTTGCGTAAAAATATTATGGTTGGAGATTCTGTTCCAGAAACAGAGTATGCTTCAACGCCAAGTTTTGGACTTAATCGTGCACTATCAGGTGGCTTACCTTATGGTAGGCAGGTACTTATCTGGGGCTCAAAGTCATCAGCAAAGTCATCTCTTTGCCTTCAAATGATAGGTCTAGCACAGAAAGAAGGAAAGATCTGTGCATGGATTGATGCTGAAATGTCATATGATAAAGCATGGGCAGAAAGACTTGGGGTAGACTCATCCAAACTTATTTATTCTCAGGCTCGTACTATTAATGAGATGGTTGATGTTGGAACTAATCTTATTAATGCTGGTGTAGATATTGTTGTAGTTGATTCGATTACATCATTGCTTCCTGCAATTTATTTTGAAAAAGACTCAGATGAACTTAAGCAATTGGAAAATACAAAACAAATTGGTGCTGAATCCCGTGACTTTAGTAATGCATGGAAGATGATTAACTATGCTAACAACAAAGTAAAACCTACACTATTTGTTCTTATATCCCAATCAAGAAACAATATTAATGCAATGTATACAAGCCAGCAACCAACGGGTGGTCAGGCTACTAAGTTTTACTCGTCAACAGTAATCAAACTGTTCTCATCAGAATCAGACAATCAAGCAATTAAGGGCAAGATTAAGATTGGTGATAAGTTGATTGAAGAAAAGATTGGAAGAAAGATTCGTTGGGAACTGCAGTTCTCTAAAACTTCTCCAGGATTTCAATCAGGCGAGTATGATTTTTATTTTAGAGGAGATGAAGTAGGTATTGATTCTATTGGAGATCTTGTTGATACAGCAGAGGCAGCAGGACTTGTAAATAGAACTGGTGCTTGGTATCAGTTGGATGACGGCACAAAGGTACAGGGTAGAGATGGCTTTATCAATCGTGTAAAAGAAGACCTTGATCTTCAAGAAAGTCTAAAGAGCAAACTGATCAATGGCTAATAACTTTACCGTATTTAATGGAAAACTAATGTGCAAGAAGTGTAATGAGGAAGTTCATTCGTTTAGGTTCTGGCCAGAATCTGGCGATACAACCTGGATGTGTACACAAAAGCATGTTAGCAAGGTTGAACTTGTACCAAAGAAAAAAAAGAAAAGTGATTTTGATAATGAGTGAAAGATCAGAATCCAAAAGAATCGGTGCCAAGCAACATAAAAATTCTGGAAGGAATAACACCAAGGGCGATGCTTCTTGGCATAACTTTGTTGTTGATTTTAAAGAATGCTCAAAATCATTTACACTGAATCAAGATGTATGGGCTAAAGCAGTAACAGATGCACTTAGAAAAAGTATGGACCCAGCACTGATAATCGTCTTAGGCGAGGGTACACAAAAAGTAAGACTTGCTATAATTGAATTAGACATGTTAGAACAATTAATAGAGGGGAAATAATATGGCAGAGGTAACAACGCTAGATCAGATTAATGGTTTGGCAGAAATTGCAGAATTTATGGAAGATGAAGAATTGACAACGGCATTATCAATGATTGCTAAGTTAATTATTAAACCTGATATCCCTGTTCAGGTGGCTAGTATTGAGATTGTTAGACTACAGGCAATTGCAGGTAAGTTATCACTAAAGGCTACCTGGATGGCAAATGTTGATAAAAACAATAGGGCTAAAAAGAATATTTATTACACAGCAGCAGAGGCAGTTAATAACCTAGTCTCAGCATTAAAATATATTATGCGCTAACCTGATATACTTATACAAACAAAGGAATATAATGACAAAAAATTTACTACAGCAGGTTATGTTAAAAGAGTCAGAGCATAGACAAGTTATGGCTAAGCAAAATGATATTTTTAATGCAGAAGACATGGTACAAAAAATACAATCTGGATATGTTGCAGATCGTGGTCCAAAGCATACTAAAAAGAAAACCTTTGCGCCTTCTACAATTGCTTATCAGCATGGTCAATGCCCTAGATATTGGTACCTAGCATTTGATGGTAATGTGTTTGATGATTATACAGATGCATATGGCGTTGCTAATATGAGTTCTGGAACAATGGGCCACGATAGAATTCAAAATGCAATGTTGAAGTCTGGTGTTGCAGTTGAATATGTAGATGATAAGGGTGTTAAGACAACTGAGTTTAAGGTAACATATCCTGATCCACCAATTTTTGGTTATGGCGATGCCATGCTTAATTGGGAAGGGGAAGAAATCGTTGGCGAAATTAAGACAATGATGAGTGAAGCCTTTGAGTATCGTAAGAAAACAAATAAACCAAAGGGTGGACACCTAATTCAATTGCTTATCTATATGAAGATTCTTGGTAAGCAAAAGGGTGCACTTATTTATGAAAATAAAAATACACATGAACTACTTGTTATCCCAGTAGAGGTAAATGATAACTATCGTCAATGGGTAGATTATGCATTTAAGTGGATGCGTGAAGTTAGACAGGCATGGGTAAGTCAGACCATACCAACAAAGAACTATCGTGGTAATTCAAAGATTTGTAAAACATGCCCAGTAAAGGCAGCATGTGCAGAAGCAGGCACTGGAACTATAAAGATTGCTTCCCTGGAGGAACTGAGTGAAACTATGTAACAGATGTGATACATACTTTATTCCTAAAGTAAGTTATCAGGTATATTGCAGTGAACTTTGTAGAGAACAGGCTACTAGAGAAAAGATTGCTGAAAGATACCAAGCAACTAGAAGACAAAAAAGAAAAAACAAAGTCCGTAAATGTCTTGGTGGTTGTGAAACATCGTTATCTATTTATAATGACTCAGGGTTTTGTGCAAACTGTAATGTAAGTGCAAAGCAAGTGGCAAAAATGTTAAAAGAATTAAAGGGGTTTATAGAATATGAACAAGAGTAAGTGGGGTATTCCAATGATGCCCAATACTATTTGTGCTATAGATGCTAGTACAAATAATTTTGCGTTTGCTCTATTCGATACTCAGCAAAAAAATCTTGGTTTTATTGGAAAGATTCAATTTGAAGGCAATGATATTTATGAAAAGGTTATGGATGCTGGTAAAAAAAGTAAAGCAGTCTTTGATTATTACGGTGGCTTTCAGGCAATAATTATTGAACACACTGTCTTTATGAACAGCCCTAAGACTGCTGCAGATCTTGCATTAGTGCAAGGTGCAATTCTTGGTGCTGCAGGTCAGTCTTATACAGAAATCATTGGTAAAGTATCACCTATTACATGGCAAAATTTTATTGGCAACAAGAAGATATCTAAGGAAGAGCAGTTGGTTATTCGTTCTGCTAACCCTGGTAAGTCTGCTTCATGGTATAAAGCCTATGAAAGAAACCTTAGAAAAGAAAGAACCATAAAGTATATTAATACTATTTATGATAGACATATAGTTGATAACGATGTGGCTGATGCTTGTGGTATTGGGCATTGGGCAATGAGTAACTGGACTAAGGCTATAGGAGTTGACAAATAATACTATGGCTGGTAAACTATATACAAGCGAAGTTTGGTTACGCAAGCGGTATCTAATGGATAAAAAAAGTCCAGAAGATATTGCTAAAGAATGTGGGGCAAGCCTAGAAACAATCTATGTATACCTTGCTAAATTTGGATTAAGGAAGTCAAGACGATGAATCGGTTTCATAAATTTGTAACCTTTGTAGCAGTGTTATGTACAGTTGGTTTTACATATGCAATGTTTACATTAAGAGGAATGCCAGAGACATTTGATTGGGAGGATAATGATGAGTGATAATCTAAATATTACGGTTGATCAAGTAAATCATCCTAAGCACTACACAACAGATCCATCTGGAATTGAATGTATTCAGATTACCCGTCATCGCAATTTTAATATTGGGAATGCCTTTAAGTATCTTTGGAGAGCAGGGCTTAAGGATGAATCAAAAACAATTCAAGATTTAGAAAAAGCAATTTTTTATATCAAAGATGAAATTAATAGATTAGAGGGTAAGTATGTCAACTGAAGAAGATTTGGTTAAACATCTTGATCAAGTAAATACAGTTGTTTCTGAATACCTTAAGGGTAATGATCCGACTATAATTTCAAAAGAATTAGACATACCACGCACTCGTGTTGTCTCACTAATCAATGAGTGGAAGGCTATGGCATCTGATAATGCTGCTATTCGTGCTCGTGCAAAAGAAGCGCTTGTTGGTGCTGATACACACTATAGCAAACTAATTACAAAGTCTTATGAAGTTATTGATGAAGCGACAATGACAAATAATCTTAGTGCAAAGACTGCTGCCATTAAACTGGTTATGGATATTGAGTCTAAGAGAATTGATATGTTGCAGAAGGCAGGACTTTTAGAAAACAAAGAACTTGCAGAAGAGATGGTAGAGATTGAACGCCGTCAAGAAGTTCTTGTTGGCATCCTTAGAGATATTGCTGCAGAATATCCAGAGGTTCGTGACTTAATCATGCAAAGACTTTCTGCTGTTGCACGAGAAGGAGAAGTGATTACAGTTGTCCACGATGTTCAATGATTTCTTAGAAGTACTAAAAGAAAATCATTTTATTGAAAAGCCTGTAGATGCAAAGACTTTTGTTGAGTCTCCAGACTTTCTTGGGCAGCCACCACTATCAGATATTCAATATCAAATCGTAGAGGCTATGAGCCAAGTTTATCGTGAATTAGATTTACAAGAACTAATGGGCGATGATGAAGGTTCAAAATATTATAAAAAATATACTAAGAATGAGGTCATTCTGCAACTTGGCAAGGGATCTGGAAAAGACTTTGTATCAACAGTAGCATGTGCATATGTAGTATA